CAACGGCGTGAAGATCGCGCCGCACGCCTGGAGCGTTCAGGATTTTCGCGATCTGCATCAATACATGAGTGAGGTTATTGCAAAAGCACGATGACCTGGTGTGAGGCGGTGAGAGAGATGGCACTAAAGGAAACCGATGGGAAGAACAGGGAAGAAACAGGACAAGATAGGAAAACCGGGGGCTTGAGAGGTAAGCAGGCCTAAATCAGTGCCAAAAGAGCCGCCAGATGAAAAAATGGTGCTGCAAAGAAAAAAGCCCGCATTTAGCAGGCTTTTTGGCACTCGTGCTTTAGATCATCCACCCACCTGACCAAACCACGCGACCCACGACTTGGAGTCGCTCCAGGCGATCCGTAGGCACATGGACGCTTGGATAGGCTGTGTTAGCGCTGATGACCAGGACGCCGCCGTCTATCTGACGCTGCAATCGCTTGGCGTAGAGCAAGTCATCCAAACGGATGACATAGAAAGCTTCGCCCTGAATGGTATTACGGGACAGGTCGACCATCACCGTATCCCCATCCTTTAGAAAGGGCTCGTTTGAGTCCCCGTCTACTCGGACAGCTGCAAGCTGAGCGGGCTTCAGTCCCTTCTTTTGCAGACTGTACTTAGTAAAAGCCAGCATTGTCAGGATGCGTGCTCCATCGCTCCAGGCGCCGTGCCCTTGGCTTATCCGAGCGTCATACAGCGGGACATAAGCGTAAATGCTTTCGTCCTCTGGTTGCGCCGTGCTGCCTTCTGCCGGGTACATCTCCCCGCGACCCGAAGCAATCCAGTCAAGTGATACCCCTACCGCCGAGGCAAGCAGCGCCAGCGAGTTAAACGCAGGCATTCCCTCACCAGCAATCCACCGTTGAAGAGACGATAGCGCCACCTGTGCAGCTTCAGCAGCCTGTTTTCGGGATTCGAACAAGCTGGCAACTGTGGCTATTCGGGTTTCTATTCCCGAATTCGGAAAAGAAACCGCGTTCTCGCCCGTTTGGGCGTGTTTCTTTTCCGTGTAAGTCACTGAATTCACTTGGTTTTTCCCAGAATGGTCATTGTCTTACCCGAAAACGAGAATAAAAACTCCCGAATCCGGTTTACCGAGTCCCTAATACGGGATATATTGTCCTAAACCGGCCGTTAGAAAGCCGAAAAAACCACCCTAGACGATGGTTAATCAATGGAAACCTACGACATACCGCTCGATTTAGAACGCCGCTGGGAGTGGATCAAGTTCCAACTCCGGATTCGCGGCACCAGCCTTGCGGATCTGGCTAAGACGAATGAACTAAATGAACGCGCTATACGCAACGCCAAGCATCGGGCCTATCCGAGGGTTGAGCGTGTGATAGCGAAAGCTTTAGGTCTTCAGCCAGAGCAGCTTTGGCCCGAGCGATGGAATGCGGATGGCACTCCATCACGCCAGCGACCAAACCGCGCAGAGGCTAATTCCGCCTATTTGAAGCATACCGAAAATAGTCCGGTTGGTCACAGTAAAACCCAGCGGAAAGACGGCGATGCGTGACTGGTATACATCTCAGGAACTGGTAGGTCTCCCAGGGCTGCCAGGAACCGTTCCCGGTATTCGCAAAGTCGCCGCTCGCCTTGATTGGGAGAGTCGTAAACGTATCGGCACCAAAGCGGTTGAGTATCCGTTTTCGGGTTTACCTGCCGAGACTCAAGCCGCGTTGATGGCCCGTTCCATTGCGGAGGTTGAAGCTCCAATCGAAGCTTTTCCCGCCGACCTTCCAGTGCAAAAAGCTATTGCAACAGTTGCGAAGGGCGCCTCAAAGCTGAATGACGTACAGCGGGCAGTTATGGTGGCTCGGCTCTGTTTCATCCGGGAAATCGAGCGCATGTGCGTTGCGACATCCCAAAATCGCGCCATAGACGTTTTGGTTAAACAATCCCGCGATGGAGCGCTTAGCCCTTACTTGACTGAGCGTGTGGCTCTGGCCAACAACAAAAAGACAGGTGACAGGGCGCTTTCGGAGAGAAGTCTGAAGCGTTGGTTATCTGCCTATCGGACTGATGGGGAAGCTGGCCTAGCGCAGTTGCGTCAACGACCGAACCTGACAGTTCCTGTCTGGGCGAAAGACTTTCTCCGGTGTTACCAACGTCCAACCAAGCCAAGTGTGGCGGCCAGTTACGCCGAGTTTTCGCAACGCTATGAGGGTGCGCTGCCTAGCATCCATGCAGTGCAACGCTTCCTGAAGAAGCTTTCTCCAGAGGCCTTGCAGGCTGGGCGAATGAGTCCGCAAGAACTCAAAGCGCTGCAACCGTTCCGACGCCGCTCCACGAAGAACCTTTTTCCAGGGGACGTCTACACCGCTGACGGCCATAAGTTTGATGCGGAAGTCATCAACCCTCTGACCGGCAAGCCATACCGTCCGGAGATCACGACAGTACTGGACGTAGCAACCCGGAAAGTCGTTGGGGTGTCGGTTGGGGAAGCAGAGTCCGCCATCGGTGTTTTGGACGCGCTGCGTGATGCAGTCCGCGAATGCATGTTTGGCATTTTCTACGTGGACAACGGCTCAGGTTTCGCCAATGACACCGTGCGAGAAGTCGTCGACCGCTTGGGCGGCACCATGACCCATTCGCTGCCATACAACAGCCAGGCGCGGGGGCTTTCTGAAAGGGGACACCAGACGATTTGGGTTCGCGCAGCCAAGAAGCTGACCAGCTACATCGGTGCCGATATGGATAAGCACGCCGGTACGCGAGTGCATCGTATTGGCCGCAAGGAGCTCCGAGAAGCGGGGAAAAGCAGGTTGCTACCAGCGTTCGGTGAATTCATGTCAGGCGTTGAACATGAAATCGCAACCTACAACGCGACGCCTCATCGGGGACTCGCAAAATTTCGTGATCCTGAAACTGGGGTTCTACGCCATATGAGCCCGAATGACGCTTGGCAAGCAGCAATAGAGGAAGGCTGGGAACCCATAACTGCGCCCGAGGCTTTGGTTGAATCTCTAATGCGTCCACAAGTGATACGCACGACGAGGCGTGGAGAAGTCGCTTGGGCGGGTAACACCTATTTCCTACGGGATCTAACGGCCTTGCATGGGGAAGAAATACGCATTGCCTACGACGTTAGAGATGCTAGCCAGGTCTGGACATTCACGTTAGACGGCGAGCTGATCGGCGCCGCCCAAATCGACGGGAACAGCACCGATTATATGCCTCGCACCATGCTTGAGATGGCGCGAGAAAAACGGCAACACGGTCAGTACAAGCGTGCAGTAGACAAGCTGGAGACGTTGACTGGTCAGCGTGTCGAGATGATTGCCCCTACATCGGCACCTTCCGCAAGCCTTTCAGCAGAAGTTCTTAATGCGGCACGAGATTATGCCCAGTCATTGGATCAGCAACGGCCCACGTTCGAAGTGCCAGGAGACGATGTTGCCCGTTACCGGCTATGGATTCTTTTGGATCAGCGGAAGTTAGCCGGAGAGGAATTGACTACCGACGAAGCCCGGTGGTGGGAGCGTTATCCCTCCCATCCGGACTTCGTGGCAATGCAAAGAGTATTTCAACACGCGGGTTGAGAAGCCCACGTTTCAAAGCGGTCTGCGTGCGCCAACACGCAAGACCATAGGAGGAGAAGCACAGTGAGTGTAACCAAAATTGTTCCTTTGACAAATGTCGGCTTGTTGTCCGGCGCAATGAGTCGCGCCATGGTGCGCCCAATCGGGCTTCCGGGCCTGGTAGCGATGTATGGCCCAAGTGGCTACGGCAAAAGCGCGGCTGCGGCATTTGCTGCTAATCAGCACCGTTGCTACTACATCGAATGTCGCGACACCTGGAGTAAGAAAGCGTTTCTGACTGCGATTCTTCGCGAAATGAGCCTTCTGCCTGCGCGCACATTGTCGGAAATGGTTGACCAGATCGCTGTTCAACTTTCGACCTCGCGTCGCCCATTAATCGTTGATGACGTGCAATACCTGCTGGATAAGGCCGTGGCCAACGTGCTGACCGATATCTACAACGCAAGTGAAGGGACAATTGTGCTGATCGGCGAAGAGCGTGTTCCTGCATCGCTCCAGCGTCTGGAGCGTTTGCACAATCGTGTGCTGGAGTGGGTTCCAGCACAGGCAGCAACGCTTGACGATGTGCGCCAACTGGCGCGAGACAATTATCCAAGCGTCAGCTTCGCAGATGACCTGTTGGCTGATTTGAATAGCGCAACCAGAGGCTGCCTACGTCGTGTGGCGGTGAACCTTTACAAAGTCCAGTCCGAAGCCTCGGCAATGATGCTGGATCGAGTAGATTTGAAAACTTGGGGAAATCGCGGTTGGTATACCGGCGACGCTCCTATCCGGAGGGCTGTGTGATGGCAGGCCGGACACCTCAACTGATCGTTTCAGGCGGTAAAAGCCCTAAGCAGCGTATGTGGGAGGCGATGCGCGTCCTAGCTAAAGGATTTGATCTTCACGACATCGCAAGACGCAGTGATCAGATGCCTTATGACATCAGCCGTTACCTTGAAGCATTAACAAAAGCTGGCATCGTTGAGACTGTGGAGGGCGACTACCGCAAGGGTAAAACTCGCCTCTATAAATTGGCCAAGGATGAGGGGGCTGAGCATCCGCGCCTAAACAGTAAAGGCGAACGCACTTATGACCATCTGGCAACTGAAAACATTTGGCGCACCCTTCGCATCCTTAGTGGAAACGTAACAGTAGAGGATGTGATAAGCGCGGCATCGGTCGGGCCGGTATCGCTCACAGCTACCAAAGTCAGGCAATACTTGAATGCACTTAGCGAAGCGGGTTATTTGGCTAAGACTCCGTGTGATAGGCCGATGGGGAAACCCGATTATTTCTGCCTAGTTGCCGGAAAAGACACTGGCCCCCGGCCCCCAGAGATTCGTCAGCTTGAGTCATTGCAAGTTTACGACCCGAATCTCAACCGACTGATTTACACCAAGACCACCGGTACGCCAGGGGCTGATCGTAGCTTGATTGAGCCTGGCATCGATTTGGCGCGCACCCGTGAACTATTAGGTGAATGGCTGACCTTGGCAAAAGCGGCAAAGGGCCCGGTCTCGCTACCAGTTGAGCTGGTACAGAGAACACAGTTGGAGCTGGCCTCGCAAGAAGAGTCTGGAGGTCTGCAATGACACAAGTAGACCTTTCTAAATGGGGTCAGCAGCCACCGCTCTTTGTTCGTTTGCTCGCAGCTGAAGTGAAGGCGACTGACCGGACGAAAGCTGCGGCTCGAATCGGCATGAGTCGTACAGCAGTAAGTCTGATCCTGGCTAACAAATACACGAGTCCCAGCACCGCTGGCGTTGAACGCCGCGTCATGAGTTCGCTTGGGCGGATGGAATGCGTAGCGGTCAACGACACGGTGACCATCGAGCAGTGCCAAAGCTACCGCGACAAACCAGCCCCAACGCACAACCCACAAGCGATGCAG